GAGGAGTACCGGCTTGGTGGCGGGGATCTGTTTTTCCCTGGCTATTATTCCTTGGGAACAAGGTGCCAAAGTCAAAGGGTGTAACTTAGAGGCTTCGCTAACATGTTATATAATATATTATAAAATATGGGATATATTATGTTATTGTGTGACTTAGATTGGCCGTTTTCTCCCGACCATTGGTGGCCCATTTCACCCGACGCTAACATTGTGGCTTGCCTGCTAACATGTTATGTGCTATGGTATATCTCATAATATATATTATAATCGTTGTCATGTTATATAATATAATCGCTACTATAATATATACGATAAAATATAATATACTACACAGCATAATATGAAATATATTATATAATATACTATGTTGACAAATACATAATATGTGATATATTATATTATATGTGATATTACAAAGGGGGAAAAGCCTATGAAAGTCATTGCTATTGGTACTTTGAAGGGTGGAACGGGTAAAACTACGATTACGTTTAATCTGGCAGGAGCGTTGGCAGAGAAGTATAAGGTGTTGCTGTTGGATATCGATCCTCAGTGCAATCTTTCTAACAATGCTGGCGTGGACATTACGCAGCAGAATACATATTCCAGCAGAGATATTTTTGAAACGCCTGGAGTAAAGGCTGAGGATCTTGTAGTGAAGCAGCCGATTGAAGGATTGCCGAATCTTGACATTATTCCGAGTAACATTTTGCTGACTGCTACAGAGCTGCATATTAGCAGCCGTTCTGCACGTGAACGCATCCTGCAGAATTATATCGAGGATCACATCGATTTCTTCAATCAATACGACTATGTCATGATTGATACGAATCCTTCTATGGGAATCGTCAATCAGAATGCATTTTTGGCGGCTGATAGTGTGGTTCTGGTAACAGATGTAGACGACAATAGTCGTATTGGTCTTCAGTTGTTTATGTATCTGTGGGAGGAAATTCGCCATGATCTGCGAAAGGAAAACAATATTAAGGCACTGATTATCAATAAGGCTGATATGAGAACAACTCTTACTCAGGATATTATTGATTACTGCCAGGATGACGAGGATCTTTCTCAGATTCTTGTTCCTCAGATTATTCGCTCCAAGGTTGCTTTTGCTCGCGCTGCACTTCAGAGAGTACCTGTAACGCTGTATAAGGATGGAGAGGATGCAGCAGAGGAAGTAAGAGCAGTGACAAACATTATGATTGAAAGAGGTGTCTTTTAATGGCAAACCCGTTTAAAGTAGCTGAAAACAATGCAGCACCTAAGGTAAAAGAGGCAACCCCCGTGGTCGTTCCGGAGGTAAAAGAAGAAAAGAAGGCACCTCAAGTAAAAGAACAGCCTGTGGCGGTCACACCGAAGGAGAATCCGTTGGTGGGAATGCTAGAAGATAAGCCGGCTGGCAGAGGCCACAGTTTCTACTTGGAGGCTGACATGGCTGCTGCACTTGATAGGTTCGCCAAACAGAATAAGGTCAGCAAGAGTAAGGCCTTGAACGCTATACTGCGTAATTTTTTCTCTGAAAAGTAATAAAAAAAAGACAGGAGAACACTGATCGTTCTCCTGTCTTTATACTATTTGTTTAATAAAGTCTATATTATACAAATAGTTTAAGGAACGGTTTCAAAGAAGTGCAAAAAATCCCCATCTCTATTTTTGAGGTGGGGATTTTCTCATTTCTGTGTTTTTATAAAATCATTCAGATCCAGGCCGAGAAAATTACATAGTTCAAGGGCCATTTGCAAGTCTACGTTTCTATCGCCATTTTCGATGTAGGCATAATATGCCTGCGTAACGCCAATTCGCTGGGCTACATCGCGCTGATAAAGTTTTTTGCTCAAACGAGCCTCTTTTAGTAAAGAGCCAAAGGCAGCGTTAAATTCATTTCGTTTGTTAGCGTCCACAGTGAAGCTACCTCCCATAATAATGTTATATATAAAAAGATACTCCCGTTTAATGATAAAGTCAAAAATAACTATTTGTCATTTTGCCTCTTGCAAAAATGAAAAAGATGATTTATTATTTCGGTATAACAAATAGTTATATTTTGAGGGGGTGTGAAATGAAGTCAATTTATCCTAACCTCGATTCTTTGATGGAGGAGAGAGAAATTGATTATCTGGACCTTGCAACAGAAATAGGAGTTGCTGATACAACCATGTATCGTCGATTGAAGGGGAAATCTGATATGAAGCTCCACGAAGCTTTTGAAATTTGCAAATATTTCGACAACTTCGATGTTGAGTGGATATTCAGACAAACCAAAGTATAACATATAGTTATTCCGATTGCAAGGGAAAATTTTACAGGAGGGAAGGGTATGTGCGAATATTGCAGACAGGCTCCTCACGCTGCAAGGTGTCCTAACGCTCCGGACCCACCCACCGTTTACATCTGTTCCGATTGTGGAGAGATGATTTACGAGGGTGACTGGTTCTATCGTGTGCTGGGGGAGACCTACTGCGAGGACTGTATGGAAGGCATGAAAGAGATGGCGGAGGCGGTTGAATGGGACTAACAAGCAAGAATTATTATAGCGCAAAAGCGAATTCCGAGTATTTCAGTGTCTCCCAGTACAAGGATTTCCTTAACTGCCCTGCGATGGCTCTGGCGAAAATCCGTGGTGAATACGAACCGGAGAAGGGAAGGGCTCTCTTGTTAGGCTCCTACGTCGATGAGATGCTGACCGGCACCAAAAAGTCCAAAGCGAAATTCATCGAGGAGAACCAGGTGGAGCTATTCAAGAAAAACGGCGATCCTTATGCCGATGTTTTGCAGGCATCCGAAACCGTGGCCAGAATCATGATGCAGCCATTGATGATAAGCGATTTCGATTTCTGTATCATAAAAATCTTCGTCCATTACTCGAACTCGCTCGTTAATATGCCAATAGAACTCCCTTACTTGAGCATCGAATATCTCTTTTTTGAGTTGCTTTATTTCTGCTTCCTTTTTGGCGATTTCGCTTTTTAGATAATTCGTCGTTTTGTAAAAGTTCATTTTATTTTTCCCCCTCAAGAATAGTTTTAAAGATTGCAAGTGCTTCGGTATCGGAAGCGGCAGAAAAGCCGCCACAATACCATCCGTTTATTTTCATTTTGTATTTGTTTTCTGTTTTGATAAGAAAATCGTTTTCGTAGATATCACTATAAATGAACATGTTTATTTCCCCCTTGAGATTATAATAAATTGTGGTTTTCCGTTTTCGTCTCTTCCTATATAACGCCCTATAATCATTCTACGATCACTCCTAAGCTTGTTTCCTCGTATCCATCAAAACGGAGATCACGAGCGAAGGCGGAGAAATCGAAGTATCTTGCGAAAAATTCAGCCGTTGCGGAGTCCGGCGTATAACATTCGTTTACGAGTTCCTCTGCTACCTCTTCTAAATCCATATTAGGATAGAATGTAAAATACCCTCTTTGTTGTTTGCCCATTGCCTCATCGAACGAATACCCCCATGCTTCCATAGCGGCTGCGATCTCCTTTTGATCCCATTCAGTAAGTCCGCCCAATTCTTCAAGCCACTCATTCAGCTTTTCGATATTCTCATATTCGCTGATTTCTCGAAGATCGATTTCTGTTATCCATTCATAGTCATTTACAAACCATTCTGGATCGTGATCTTCCATAGCGTTGGCGATACGCTCCATTGTTTCTTTTAGTGTTTCCTCTTCCATAGGAAGTGTGATCCACTCGCCTCCGTCTGCTCCGTTCTCGTTGTAGTTAGCCCATGTGTTAATGTAGATATTTAGCATTCTGTTTTCCCCCTTGTTTTAGGTAAATATATCACTGATATGTGATACTCTAATAATATCATATATGTGTGATATGTCAACAGAATATTATCATAAATATGTGATTATTTTTTCTGTATCTAAAAGTTAAAAGTTTTCGATACAGTTTTGAGGGGGCATACCCTAGGGGGGATTTGACCGGCGAGGGGCCCGGGGGGGATGTCCTCCAGTAGAAAAAATTTTAAAAAGGCCCTTGACAATCACATAAGTGTGATATATCATGTAAGTATGATAACCAAAGGGGGCAACACAAAATGAAAAGAAGAGACGCAATCAAAGCGGCAATGAAAGATGTAGGGATCACCCAGGAGGTTCTGGCTGAGAAGCTGAACTATGCGGGGCAGAATGGTGTTGCAGCTGCAATTGGCAGAAATATCAGCATGGACAAGTTCGAAGAGATGATGGAAGCACTTGGTTTCGAAATCGTGATTCGCCGTAAACGCAAAGGCACACTTACCGGCGAATACAAGATCGGCGGTGAAGAAGAATGAGATACGGTTACGGACGTGTTTCAACAAAGGGGCAAGAGAGAGACGGCAACAGCTTAGAGAACCAGGTCAAGGATCTGAAAGCTGCCGGGTGTGATAAAATCATTACAGAGGCATATACAGGAACGAAGATGGATCGTCCGAAGTTCACGAAGCTGCTTACGCAGTTGAAGGCAGGGGACACGCTCGTGGTTTGCAAGCTGGACCGTTTCGCAAGAACGGCTCGTGAGGGCTTGGAGGTCGTCGAGGATCTGATGGCTCGTGGCGTTTCGGTTCACATCTTGAATATGGGTCTGATCGAGGATACGCCGATGGGGCGTGTGGTGCTGACGGTGATGTTGGCGTTCGCTCAGTTCGAGCGTGACAGCATCGTGGAGAGAACGCAGGGCGGAAAGGAAACGGCGAAGTTGCGTGAGGATTACCGCGAGGGGCGTCCTCGCAGAGAGGTGCCTGACGAGTATGCGGAGTATGTCCGTAAAAACGCTGCCGGTGATGTATCGGTGCGGCAGGCTTGTAAGGAAATGGGTATCAGCACCTCGCAGTGGTATAAGTGGCAGAAGGAAGCTGAGGTGAGTGCCTAATGGATCACGTAATCGGCGACCTACAACGTTGGCTCGATGTATTTAAGGAGAGCGAGCCAGAGAATGTGCGAGCGCATAAGGCTATTGAAAAGGCGATCAAGGAATTGCAGAAGTATTATCCTGCTACGAAAGATAAATACGGGAACCCGTTGAAATAAAGGAGAGCGACGATGGATTGGACTTTGATTACGCAGCCACCAGAACCGTTTGAGGTCGTGCTATTTTATGTTCCGAAAGCCGAGGAGGATGACCGCGATAGGTTCACCGGCTATATAAATCACAGGGGTAAATGTGTGATTTTCGGGTTGATCGGCTCTGAACAAGAAAAAGATTTTACAGAGCGGGTCACGCACTGGCAACCGCTGCCGTCCCCCCCGAACATTAATATAGGAAGGAACACGATTATGATTGCTGAGGAACGTAAAGAGGCACTGCTGTGGTGCTGGGAAAACGAGACCGATGACGAGGAATGGCGCGACGAGCTGACGCCAGAGGAACAAAAGATGGTCAACGGTTGGGATACGGGTTATTTTGAGGGCATTGCGCGTATGTGTGCGGGACACGCATCGGCAGTCGCTACCCGCTCCTCCGAAATCGAAAAATAAAAGCCGGAGGGCTAAGCCTCCGGCAGTATAGGGAACTCGGCGATATCGCAAATAAGGTCGCAGATCAGGGATAATTCCTCTGGGTCAAGGTTGTGTTTACGGTGCATGCCCGCGAGTATACGGATGCGCTCAAGGGCAAGAGTTGCAGCATCGAGAATTTCGATATAAGATGTCTTGCTCATAGTTTTTTCCTCATATACAAAAGAATAGCAACCTGTACATATAGTTTATCCTCTTACTGGGCGGAAATGATAGGCATTCCTGCCGTGGATAAAGCCTATCATTTTATAAATAAAAAAGACAGCCTATCATAAGGGAGCCAGACGGAAAGATAAGAACCACTTACCCTCTTATTGTAGGGTGTGCCCCTATTATTCCTTATAAAATGGAGAAAGTTTTATGAAGAAGAAACAAGATTTCGGATCCAAGCCGTACAATAGATGTTTGAGTTGCCCCCATCGTGAGGTTCGCTGTGATGGTCCGCGAACTTCCGCAATGGAACTGGATAGATGGCGCGAGTTTATGCGTGACATGAAAGAGATCAACGGATTAACGAACGCCGAAATTGCAGAAAAAGCAAAGGTTTCTGTAAAAACGGTAGAGCAGCTGTTTAGCACTGCGCCTTATGAACAGGATATTATGCGCGAAACCGCCCGAAGAATCGAAGATGCCGTCATTGGTTCTTCGAATCAGTATCCGTGTATCTTGGCGTTTGAGGAGAGTGCCCCTGATGAGCGAAAGCTGTTTGACGAGGTGAGTAAAGAGCTAGAACACGCTCGAAAAAATCTCGAAAACATTCATGCGTCTTATAATGCGGAATTGCAGACTATCCGTGACGAGGCCCAGAAGAAAATCGAGTATCTGCGAGAGCAGATTAAGAGAATGGAATCGGAAGTGGACTACTTGCGCCGTGACAATGAGCGCAAGGGAGCAATGATTGATAAGTATTTGCTCGAAAAATTTGGATGAAAAAACCGCTGATTAGTCAGCGGTTGGGGCGGATGCTTCGATGATAATTTCTGCAAGGATTTGAGCGCGGGGATTATCGCGTAGTTGTTCGTACAGAACCTCTGCCAAAGCATTTATGCGCTCCAGCTGTGCGGTAAGGGTATCGATTGTTTGCATTGCGGTTCCTCCTCGGGAAATATACTATATAATGTAATAAGGTATAGAGCGTCAAGAACGCCGATTTCGTAAGTAATGCGGATCGGCGTTCTTTTTTGTTTATATGATAATGTCGGAAAACGAAGAAACTGTGAAGAAGAGGTGTCATTTTTGAAAATTGAAATTTTGGAAAAAATCAAACGTATCTCAAAGCAGACAGAGGAGTCGCTGACCGATGCCTTCAGTGTGCTCCGTAGCGTTGAGGACAGAAAATCGGTAGATCACTATGTCCGCTGGGTGCGCAGCGAAGCGCGGAAGCTGAAAACGCCGCGAATGTATGAGCTGATTCGCCAGACATACATCTTCGCCGGTCAGTACAGCTTCGATGACTTCATGGTGGCCATGGAGTGGAACCGTGAGCCGAAAGCACGGTTTTGGCTGCCCCGTCGTAAGGTGCTGGAAGGGAAGCATCAGATCGCCACACAGATTCAAGAGTTCATCGATGACCCCGAAACGCTATATCTTGGTTTCTCTATGCCACCTGGTACAGGCAAAAGTACGCTTATCAAGTTCCTGTTGGCGTATATCATTGGTTGCGAACCTAAGAGTGCGAATATGTATGTTTCGTATTCAGACGGAATGATTCGCATGATGTTGGATTCTGTACGAGCGATGCTAACTGACACTAACGAGTATTGTTTCCACGAAATTTTCCCCGGTCTTGGAGAACCGGCTATTTCGGCTGAGTATAAGACGATTAGCTATCGACGAGCTGGTGATTTTCCAAGTCTCGGTTTGGTGTCGCTGGGCGGCTCGGTCACTGGTAGAACTAGAAGCAACCGTTTCCTTATAACTGACGATTTGGTCAAAAATAAAGAGGAAGCCCGCTCTCCTGAACGTTTGGATAAGCTGTACGGTGATTATACCGCTACACTGACCACTCGTATGATTGGCGATTCCGTTAAGCAGTTGCAGCTCGGCACTATTTGGTCTGCGTATGATCCCATCTCTCGTATGAAAGCCGATCATGGTGACGATCCTCGCTATCGCTTCATCGCTATCCCCGTGTGGGACGAGAATGAGGAATCCAACTTCGAATACGAGCATCCTGATCGCTATACTACCGAGAAAATCCGCGACATCAAGAACACTATCGACAGTGCCGACTTCGAGTGTTTGTTCATGCAGCACGGCATCGAGAAAGAGGGCTTGGCTTTCGCAGCCGACAGCCTGAAGTATTATAATGGTGTGCTGCCTGATGGTG